GACTTTTTTCACAGTAACGAACCGCTAAGCGGCTCGTACCATGTTTGTCCGGAGAGATCTTCGATCCCAACCGGATATGCCTCTTGGTTATTGCATTGCAATACTCAAGGGGACCATAGGCTATGTGATCATCACCGCCTACATGATAGGCCCTCCACTTTACGTGGATAGGCTCATCAATAGGTTTTCCGAGATAATCTCGGATTCCTAATTCTTCCACTATTAATCCTAATAGTGAAAGAGTTGCCTTAGTGAGTGGTTCACCCATTAAGACACCCCTCTTTTTGATAAAAATTCTATCATCAGAGGTTTCAACTCGACGTTCACTACAAAGTAGTTGAATACCGAGCTGTACGAGGAACCCGGAATATCCGAGTCCCTCACAAAATCCCGAAAGAATTCGCTCAGCGACTTCCGGAGGGATTGCATCTGTTGCCTCTTTGAGGTCAGATGATAAGCAATAGGAATCTTTAATAAGATCTCTATTGCTTTTACTGAGAAGCTTGAGATATTCCCAAGCTTGATCAGTTCTCATCAGCCCGGATCGGGCTGATGGGTGAGCCCGTAGGAACTCCTTTAGAGTATGACCTACGGGCTGTTCAAGGATTATAACCCACCACTCAGTGGTAGTCACAATCCTAGCCTTGCCGCCAGGTTCTGGAACGACAAGGGATCTACAGGGTATTGGAGCAGTAACTGCACCATCTCTGTAGTATTGCTCACCTAACATTGTTATGTAAGCACAACAGAGGATTTGAAGGCCAATGGCTTCATCAAATCCCCACATCCGATCAAAAATACCATAGGTATTAGAATCGGGACGGACAGTACCAAACTGAGCAACCCCTAAGGGGTGTTCAGTTTTTAAAATACTGTCCCGACACCAGGAATGCCATCTTGGCACTCCTGCTGGACACTTGAGTGTAGTAAATGGTAGCTCAATGAGCTCATCATTTACCGGCACGAAAGTGAGAATGGGGAAACACGCTTTGCGAATTTCCTCAGCTCTACCACCGTCACTGACGGGGGTGGAGTAAGATCCGGCCATACTCAATGAGATATGACCGGCATCTGCGGGCGCAAAACCGGAAATTTTTCGGCATTTGCGCCCTATTATTCGGGATGCTTTAAAAGCATCCTGAAGATCTAAATCGGCTACCTTAAAGGGAACCGAAGTAGTTTCAACGAAAGTATCTAAAGATTCTTTCATTGTTTTTCTACCACCAGCTA